ATTTAAAAATTTTTTTATCAACCAGTACAATTACATATGATTTATTACAAGAAAAAATATCTAATAAACAAATAATTAATTTTAAAAATAGTTTGTTAATAATGTTTACAATTAATGATATTATATCAAGATTATCATGGATTAATATTAATAAAAGATTACATTATTTAAAAATATTATTTAATAATAAAGATTATCTTTATTTTTATGATAAATTAAATAAAAATTTATTTCCAGATGACTTTGATTTACGTATTAAATCAATTATTAATAATCCGTATGAAATGTTTAAATTTTTACGTCGTGAAAGTGATTTTGTAAGATGGATATATTTTTTAGAAAATAAATGTTCAGAATTATATATTATACCATTTAATTTATCTAATTCTGAATTAGAAATACTTGGAAAAATTATTTTTAATTTATTATTTACAAAAGAACAAAATTTTAATGATAAACATTATAAAAAATTATTATATTATGGAATTAAATATCCTAAATTGATTTTAAATAATTTTAGAATTAATTTAAAAATTAAAGAAAATTTTGGTTTTTTAAAATGTAATATTAATCTTGGTATTTTAGCTAAACATTTATCACAAAATAAAGATAATATTATTGAATTTAATGATAATAATGATGAATTAGAATTATTAAAGAATAATTTAAAAGAAGTTACAAAAAAATATATTAAATATAAAAAAAAATATAAAAATATAAAAAAAAATTAAAGATATAATTCATTTTTACAATTATTACATTTGAAAGATAATTTTCTAATATTAGTATCTTTGGTAACTGTTGTATCTATACTTTTACAACTCTTACACATAATTCTTTCCATAATATATTGTTTCATTAATTCAAAAATATAATCTTTTTTGGCTTTAGTATCAAAAATACATCCATCTGATTTTGATTCTGTTATCCAACATATTTTTGCTGTTGTATTATTATTTATATATGTAATAAAATCATCTGGATGTCTATTAAATAATTTTAAGTATTCCTTTGTATTTTTCCATATTGTTTTATGACCACTTTTAACTAATATTGGTTCAGGTAAAACTATTTTAGTATTATTTTTTTTCAATTGTAGATTACTATATAATTTATCTAACATTGATTCAAATTGTTCATCTAAGTTTATTTCTAATTGTTCATCTAACATTGTTTGCATTAACTATTTAAGTATTTTAATATTTAAATAGATAATCAATTTTTTATTTAGTATATAGATTAATTAAACAATTTAGTATATAGATTAATTAAATAGATCATCTTCTATATTTTTTATATGATTTGATAAATAATTGTAATATTTAATCTTTGTTGATAATTCAACATCATTAAAAGTATTTAATATTTTATCTATATTATATTCTTTACTTTTATTTAATGGTTTATCTAAAGATGATAACAAATTATCTATATTGCTATTTTCTTTTTCAATATCTTTCTTTATATTTTTTATTTCCTGAATACGTTCTTCCCAATTTTGAATGTTACATACTTCATTTATTTTATTTTCAATACATTCAATCGTTATCTTGTTTAATATTTTTGACATTATAATTATATAATAGTGTATGTTTAAATGATTTATTATTTTTCACTAAATATATATTTTTAATATTAGGTTTTTCTATTTTACAAAATTTATATGTTTTTAATTTCAATAAAGTATAGATAATTAAAGGTCTATAATCCATAATATATTTTATAAAATCTTAATTTTAAAATCTTGGTTATTCCAACGCATAATAAAAATATTATTTTTTACTATATTACTAGTTTCTATTATTTTATCATATTTTAAATCATATAATTCAATATTTGGATTATCTAATGATTTCAATAAATATTCTAATTTTATTTTCTTTGTATTTAATTCTGAAACTATATTATTATTAAAATTATGTAATATATCTTTTATTTCATTGAATAACTCTTTCAATTTACTATTGTACATTAATAATTTTCTTTTATTAGTATGTAATATTTCTATAATATTTTCTTTAAAATTATTTTTTTGTTCTATTAATTCTGATAAATAATCTTTATTAATATCAACTAAAAATTGTGCTGCTAATGATGGTGTTGGACATGAATAATCTGCAACTAAATCTAATAATGGATTATCAACTTGATGACCAATTGCACTAATTATTGGTATTTTTTTAAATTTATATACAGTTTTAATTAATAATTCATCTGAAAAACCAAATAAATCTTGAAAACTACCACCACCACGTGTAATAACAATAACATCATAATCAAATGTTATTAATGAATTAATAGTATTACTAATTATTTTAGGTGAATCTATACCTTGCACTGGTACATCTATTATATCATAAATTATTTTTGATTTATTATTTTCTAAATTAAATAAAAAATCATGAATTGCTGCACCTGTTTGACTTGTAATAATTAAAATTTTTTTAATATATTGTGGTAATTTTAATTTAATATCGTTGTTAAAATAACCTTTTAATTTAAATTCTTCTTTTAATGTTTCATATTTTTGTTGTAATTCTCCAATACCTTCATTTTCTAATATAGAATCTATGATTAAACTAATTGTTCCTGTAAAACCATAATAATCTAATTTGCCATATACTTTAATTTTATCTCCATCATTAATTCTATTTTTCATTTTATCATATTTTGATTTCCATATAATTGCTTTTATTGTTGATGAATTATCCTTAAGTGTTAAATATAAATGTCCTTGTGAGACTTTTGCTTGACTTACTTCACCAATTACTTTATATTTACTTGATGGTAAACTGTCTTTTAATATTTCACATAATTTAGTAATGTTTAATGTTTCACTCATTCTATTTTATAAATCAATTTCTTTTTATATAATTACTAATTTTTCTAAATATATATAATGAAAACAATAATTATATTTATTTTATTAATCTTTATATTTTTATTATCAACTAAAGAAAATTTTAATCATTTTAATCCTGTTACTTTAACAACACCAAAATCATTTAATAATTTAGATTCTTTTTTTAGAATCAATAATTTTAACTCTACTATAAATACTACATCAATTTTTGAAAATCGTTTTAATTTTATACCAACAACGATTAATGATGCAAAATTAGCTTCAGATACTAATTTAGCCACAAATAATTATGATGAAATTAAATCAAATAAATGTTGTTTAGTAAAAAAAATGTTAGACGGTAATAATTTTAAATATGAATATACTAAATATGAAAATGAAATGTGTGATCTAAATAACTTTGAATTAGATCAAAATAATCAATTATTATTTGATGGTATTAATGGATGGTCCAATAATTCTTGTTCAGCTGAAACATCAAAATTAGGATCATGTAAACATTATGATTTTGAATGTATTGATTTTACTTCAAAAGATAAATGTAATGAATATAATAGTAGGATGCAACCAGATCCACAACATCGAAAAATAAAATAAAATTGGTCTAGTAAACCTTGTTATAATAGATAAAACCCTTATTACAATAGATAAAACCCTTATTATAATAATTACTATTTAGAATTAACTTAATAATATAAAAAATTGATATTATTTTTGCTAACTATATATTAATATTTAATGACAGTTTGTATACTTAGAGAAAATAAAATGGCAATTAACAAGTTTGATTTTGGGAATTTTGATACAAGCGGGTATCCATTACAAGATGGTTCAATTATTATTAAAGAAGCAATTAATGATACTTGTTCAATTTGTTGCGAAAATTTTAACGTTAATGACAAAGTTGTTAATTGGACTGGTTGTGGACATCCTTATCATTTTAAATGCTATAAGTTAGTTAGAGTTGAACATAATATTCTATCATGTCCTCTATGTAGAAGTAAAATAGAAAAAGTTCAATATCAAAAAAATTACTGTTATATCCATGATGAATATGATTATATAGCAAAAGAAAGATATAATGATGTTAATTGTTTTTATATTGATAAGCAAAATAACTTAAATGTTCGATTAAAAATATTTTGTAAAAAATATAATTTTAATATCAATACTGATTTTTGTATCTTTAAAAACATACCAATACCAATGTTATTTAATTTGGTTTCATTAATATACCAAGATAAGATTGAAGAACTTAACAATTTATTAGATATAATCTTAGAAAGATTTGTGATTAATAAGGATAAAAGATATTATCAAATTATTATTGGAAATTTTAAAATATTTTCTGATATATTTAATGTAAATATAATGTCTTTTTTAGAAGATAAAATTAATAAAAGTATTGAATCTTTAATAGTTTCTGATAAAAAAACATTAAATAGTTCATTAGAAACATTTATATTAATGACTGAAGGTAAACTATGGTTTAATACGCATTCGCTAAATAATAGAAAAAAGTTTTATCAAACTAAATTATCAAAAATTGGTGGTGAAAAATATAGAAAGGTTTTCATGGCAGAAACAATCAAAGATTTTATTGAAACATTACGTTTAATTAAGTAAAAATTTATAATTTTTCTTTTAACTTTAAGTATTTATTTTTATATTTTAAGTATTTTTGTCTAAGAGTTTTACCATATACAACAACACCACCATCTACAACAAAATCATCTGCAAAATCATCTGCAAAATCATCTATAATAACTCTATCGGGAATAGAAATAAAATTATGTCTTAATCCACCCATGTCATAAATTATTTCTCCATATCCATGTTTTGTAATACCATATGAATCATGATTAGGTATATTATTATGCATATTAGGCAATATTGTTATACTATAATCACCAAATAGTTTAGTATTAGGATCAGTTAGTTGTACTAAATCATCTAAATCACCGCCACCTGTACCTAATATTATTTGTTTAATAGATGAATCACCTTTTTTTATTACACTATTTTGATAAATATGATAATCTGCGCATAAATATGTGAAAGATTTTCCGGCATATTCTTTTGTATTTTTTTTTTCAAATATAATATCAATTAATTCTTTAATATATGAAGATTTGTCTTTGTATATATTTATATCTTTATCATATTTACTTTTATATGTTATTAAAGGTTCAT